ACAATGTAGATGGGCCAGTTGTAGTATTAGGTACAGGCCAAACAGTAACAGTTGGACTAATTAAACGGTCAAACCAATAAATGGTAGGGAAACCCTGTTGCGTTTTATTGGGATAACTTGCGTATTCGGTGCGGCTAACCGGCAAAATAATGCGGTCGATGTTAGAGCCACCGCTAACAGTTGTTACGTATGCATCAAGGACCATAACGGTGGTACTTGAGTTGCCCGTAATAGTTCCCGCAACAGTCATGCTGCCCGTAGTCGTATTGGCATACGATACTGTTGTCAAAGTAGATGCCGTGACCGTGAACGTGCCATTATAACCCGTGGGCGTCATACCTGCCACGGTGATTAAAGAACCCGCTGGGTAGCTATTGCTGCTGCTATACGTGAGAGTGGCTGTGGTGCCATTTCCAGACGCCGCCGTGACGTTATCCATTGGTGCGGCTGCATAGGTGGATACGCCGGTAGTCAATGGAATAGTGGCAAGCTTAACTTCCCACAAATTAACACCCATGTTAGCCCAACGGGATAACATAAGGTTTGTGGCCATACGGGCTGATTCCATATGTTCCTGAGCAATAGCGGTATTGCGCACCCCTGCCAAGTTAAAGGCAAAGAGCGTCAACTCACCCAAGGATGGATTGAAGTTGTACGTTCCGCTAGTGGTCATTTATCACCTATTAGGCTATGACGCCTTTAATAACAGCAAAGTTAAGCAGGGGAGCATCAGTTGCCGTACCGCCCGTCGTATAGAACGTAACAGTAAAGCTACCCGCCGCTACCGCTGTTATTAGTAACACATAAAGGTTTGTTCCGCTAACCTGATTAATGTGAATAATGTCCGTGGCGGCTATTGCGCTATTAGTAACTACAAAGGACTGTGCAGTGGCCGAACCAGCCGCACTAAACATTTGAATCTGACCCACAGGCTTGTTTAAAGTTACGCCAGTAGTGCGGCTTGTTATCTGAGTAACAGTGCCACCCGCACCGGTAGCATAACCGATGCCGCTTGTGCCAAGGGTTCCGCTACCATTTGACGATAAGATAGAACCCGTAGCAGAAAGAGCCGAAGCAACCGTAGTCGCACCCGTGCCATTTGGAGCAATGGCGATATTGCCGTTAGCGCCATTGTTGATCGTAATGGTGCCTTGATTGGAGCCAGCAGTGTTGGTCGTAAGGATAAGGTTCCATGCGCCATTGCTACCGAGCGTAGCATTAGCTGAGCCAGTGCCTACAACAGTAGTTGCAACACCACCCGTGCCACCAAGCATATATGTAGCCAACTGAGCCGCAGTTACTTTGTATGTAACGTTGCCCTGAACAGTTGGATAGATGTCCGTAGACGATACGGCAGATACTTGGGTTAATGCTGATATTGCAACGTTCGACATAATAAACCCTTATTAAAAGTTTGTGGTAGTGAGGGCGATCAAGACACCTTCACCAAAAGCGCCAACTGCATATGTCCCCGTACTTGTATTCACACGAAACTGAATATCAGTTCTTTCGGTATACATTAACGGGTATTGGCGATGGATGTCCAAAATGCTCGTAAATGGTGACTGAGCAATGCTATAGGCTACGTTTGTTAGGCCAGACTGCTGCCAATTAATGAACGTCAAATTGTTGGCAGACGTGTATGGATTTGATGCGAACACATCAATGCGGTTAAGGTAAAATGAATAACTAGCCGGAACCGTGTAGATTGCCATCTGCGTTTTACCGACGCCAGCATTGATCTGGGCATAAGTAGTACCGCCATTTTTCGCTGTGATCTGGCCAACGTTTGTCCCACCAAGTGAAGCAACGCTGGTAACAACCATGCTGTTAATGCGGAAAAATGCAGTCCCGTTAGTCGCCGTACCAGAAGTTCCGGCGGAGAATGTCACAGTATCCGTCACAATAGCATAGTTTACATCCAGACCCGTGACCGTCATGGTTAGGGTTTCTGCTTGCGTACTTGCATACGTCATCGTCAATGCTGACGTTGGGTATGTATACGTTGAAGCATTTTCCCAAACTGGGATACTAGTGGTTGTAACAGAAGCTTGATAACCGAAAATATTGACAACAGAGTGGTTGGTGATCTGATTACGAGCCGTTTGAAGCTCAAATAATTCATGTTTTCCATTCTTTGTGATGGAATCCCATACGACGCCAGTTTGATAAAAAGTTCCCATTACGACATGGCCTCCTGACCAATAACGCTGGCACCCACATTAGATTGGCCACCAGAAGTAGCTGTCGTAATTGCGATTGTCATAATATCGGGCTGGTTACCCTGTACAGTCGTGTAAAGCGGGAAAAACTGTGTCAAATCAAAGTTCTGCAAGCCACCCGACGGAAGTGGGGTATTATATACTACTTCGCCGCCAGTAAGAGACGTAGCAGACACGTCACGCTCTACAAAGCTGTTTAGTGAACCAAGCGAATACATGGTAGCAAATGATGCACCCGTAAGCGCAACAGGTGAGTAAAACGTGGACGAGATAAGTTCCAACGTGCAGTTGGCCGATGAGTAAATATTCAGCGTCTGCGGTAGAATTTGACCACGATCAATTTCGCCAATGATGTAATTGCTACCTGCTGTTGGAGGCGCAATCATAGGCGTATTGCTTGTTACGTTGTCCACAACTGTAAGCGAATTTGTCGTGTTGGCTGTAATACGGCCAATAGCACCCTGACCATAAGAATAAACTGGCGTACCTGTTACCGAACCCGTCGTAATCGTGGAGGCAGTATAAGTGAACGTATTTGCGCCCGTCACAGTGATTAAAAACGTGCCATTAACCGTCGTGTTACCAGTCGCACCAGAAATCGTCAGATAACGACCATTGTTAAGGTAATTTGGGTTAGCAGTCGTTGTGACCGTTGCAGTCGTACCCGTTACCGTAATGCTGGTAATGGCCGCTGTCGTGCCACGGCAGAACACATATTTGCCAACCCACTGACCAGCGGTCCAAGTTGCAGACGAAGCATTGATGACAGTATTGGTGGCATTCTGGGTAACGCTGGTAATAGCAGCGCCGCCAGTAGTAAGCGTTCCGTTAGCACCCGAATAAGCCGAATCAACACCATATTCCAACGTACCCATCGCACGGTAGCGGATGGAAAGAAGCGGATAGCGGACAGTGTTGGTGGCAACAGTACGGGTAGGGGCGTTTGGAGCCATGCCGTACCCATAGGTAAAACCACGCTGTGAATCAATCTTGCCCTTAGCAAGCACCGACACGCCGTAGTGATACATCGTGCCAGCAGTAGAAGTACCGATGTTGCGAAGTTCGTAACGAACAGGAATATTACCAGTACGCGACCAAGGCGTTACTTGGTTAATTTTATTACCAATGCCGATTTGATGCAGAACAAATGGCTCGCCGCCAATAACAACGCCCCAGCGAAGCAAACCAGCGCCATACCAAGCAAATTCAATCCAGATCATCTGGATGTTGTTCCAGTTAATCGTAGACCTAATGTTTTGAGGGTCTAGCCATTGGTCAGACGTAATAACCGTATCAAAAACACCGCCCGTACCAACGTCAGAACGGTAAACTACAGCCATACCAGTCGGGTTGTTAGCGGTTGGATCACCCTGCTGGAAAAAAATACCATTACCATCATCAAAAAAACCGACACGTTGGCGCTGGTTAGTATAAGCGGCGCCAAACAAAAAGCCAGATGACATATAAATTGTCTTGCCCGGCTGATAACGGATGTAAGGTCTTGTTTGACGAACAGCCAAATCACCCGATGCAGACGTAACTGTCAGTGCAACGCCGCCCGATGACGAAATTTGCGCAATTGTAGCGCCACCTACCGTATAGTTTTCCCAGCGCATAGGCTGAGTACCATATTCAAAGTCGGCTTCAAATAGATTTTGCGCTTCAGAAATTTCTGTTTTGCCAAGATTGTCCCGCAACCGCTGTGGATATTCCACAAGCAAAGTTTCATCTGCGGCTGAAGTTCCTAAAGAAAGTCCTGACATAATTGGCTCCGATCAGTAAGGCGCGACGCCAAATTGTGTGAAAACAGTAGAGACGGAACCAGTTCCCGCAGTAATTGTTACTTTAGCAAAAACGGGGGAATATTGATAGCTGCTCTGAATGGTATTCGTCTGGTTTTGGCCCGCAGCGTCCGAAATATTAACCCACTGCACATTGTACGGCAAAACTGGGTTAGTTGGGCTGGTCGGGTCTTGGAGCGTTTGCTGAATGGTGTAAGTAACCGTACCGGTTACAGTTGCCTGAATTGCTGTCTGCGACAAAACATAGCTATCAAAATATACCCACGCACTAGAAGCGACGTTATTGGTGCCAACCGTAATTGCGCCAGCCGCATTTGACGCCAACGAAATCTTTGTAACCGTCGCAAAATCCAAGTTGGTATAGAATGATGCCGCATTGGTGCCGCTAATAACTTCGGTCTGTGGCATGTTGCTGGCATTTGTGCCAACAATGGTAAACGTGTTGGCCGACTCATTGCCCGAAGGCGTCAGCAATACCCGGCGTGGCGTATCAAGGGTAGCAATGCCACCCGATGCCAATGCGCCGTTAATTGTGAAGCCAGCCGCCGCTGTAGGCGTTTGAGAAAGGCAAATGTTGTTGGCAGATGGTGCGGCCAATGGGCCAACAGTAACTGTTACGGGACGCATATCACTTGCCCTTTTTACGTGCCGCAGCAGCGTTATCAATTAAATTTGGGTATGGCCTACCTGCCGCCCTAGCACTAGCTTTAGCATTTTGCTTCTGTTTGTGCGACAAGTGTTTTGTATGGTGATCGGACGGTAATTTGGTTTCCCAAAATTTTTTGTCAGACATTAACAGCCCCACTTTTGAAGCGACTTGTTGATGCGGCTATCTGGATCAGCAGCTTTTGCCGAACCCGTCATTTTGCGCTTCATACCAGTCATGCGCGAACAAAAGTTCTCATGCCTTGGATTGTCTTTGTCTTTCGTAGGAGCCTTTAGATCATGCCCCTCTGCACGAGCAGAAGCGCGACCTTTGGCATTCAAGCCACCAGATGGGGACTTACCTTCAGAACGTGTCCAAGCAGCCGTCATTTGTCACCTATGAAGAAGTGAGGGGGCTTTTTACACCCCCTCGACTGTATCAATCGTGTTCAGGCTCGTAGGACTTGTGAGCCTTAGGCTCCATTCCCTTAGCTGCCGTCGAAAGTGGGTGCATGTTCGCGCCTACTTCGCCGCCAGACTTACGGGCCTTACGATCCGCACGATGCTTAGCATGTTCGCCGTGAACATGATGCTCTTCGTGATGGACATGACCACCGCGCTTACGCTTTGCGCGATGTTCAGCCTTCGGATGTTCATGGTGATGCTCTTTGTGCTTCGCATTGTGGTGAGCAACGTGGCCACCATGTTTGCGCTTGGCACGACCGCCATGCTTACGCTCTTCAGCGTCGTGTTCCGTAGGCGAATGCTCGCCAGCGTACACATCGCGAACGGCTGCATCAGCATACTTTTCGCCGTGCGTACCGTCCTGATCAGACTTACCCTTATGTGCCTTCATGGCCTAGTTCCTTAGAAGTTGCTGTACTGAGTGACACCAAACAGGCCGGGGTTAGCAGAGCCAACCATGTAGGCTTGTGGTGACTGGCGGATAACCAGTTTGTTCGCGCCAGTGCTAGACGTAAACGCCGAGAAAGTACCACGGACGTCGCCAGTCGTAGACGTAGCTGCTGTACGATCAGAAGGAAGATACCCAGTTGCTGCGGTAATCAGGGTGGTAGCCGTCAACGAAGAAGCGTAGTTGACAAGAATATCACCAAAGTTATCGGAGCGAAGCGGAAGTCCGAAAACGTCCGTTGTATCAACCGAATAAGCGTGGGTAGCGTCAGCGGCGTTGAGAACAACGCTCTTGATGTACCGGAACGCCTTTTTACCACTGACCTGCGAGCCAGCCGTAAGAGTGATCGCTTCAACCAATGGGAAGCCATAGACGTCATACCCAGAAACCGTAGCAGTCGTAGCCGTTGCCGAAGCAGCAGCCGTGACAGCAACAGCACGGCCAATAAGCGACTGTGCATTCCAGAGATAGACCGAAGGCGTACCATTAACTGCCGATGAGATCGCACAAGCCGTAGGCGTTGGGAGAGCCAGCGTGACAGTACCAGACGTTGCCGTCAGGTTGCCGTTGGTTGAGTAAGTACCCGCAACACCCTGACCAGCCGAACCGCCCGTAAGCTGCCCAGTGATAACAGTGCCAGCCGCAGTACCCTGCGAGACAGTGCCACCCGTTGCCACTACAACCATGCCCGGAGTGACAGGCATTGCCGAGTTGGCCGTAATGGTCATAACGCCGTTTGCAAACGACGCCGTGACGGACGTGTACGCATCAAGAGCCAAGACCGTATCAGTTGCGCCAGTATCCGCACGAACAAAGCTCGTGGAATAATACACGCCAGTCGTGGCACTATTCGTCGTGTTCAACGTCAGTGTAGTACTTGTAGCATTGGCAGAGGTAACAATCGCGCCAGTAGCCTTTGAATAAGGAACAATGCTCTGGGTCGTGATGTTATCAAAGCCGAGCCAGCCAAAATCCTGCGCGGACTGACCTTCACCCGGAAAGTAGGTGTAGGCAGCGCGAGGATCGAGGATGGCAGCACCTCCCCAAAATAGGGAAGTGCCGAGATCGGGGTTATAGTCCGATGGTTGCGTTGGGTTTTGCCCAAATACAATAATCGGACCTGAGAATGCGGTATCAGCCATTTGGATTACCCTTTCTGAGTATCCACGAGTTTCGTCACAACTTGCCTTTGATCAGAATACTTGTCTAGGTATTTTATTGCTGAAAGAAAAATATTACGGTTTTCTTTCAGTTTACCAATACCCGTATTGCAATCCGAACAAAGAAGCCCTCTTACTTTCCCACTTTTATGATCATGATCTACAGCTAACGCTTTGACCTTACCATTCCGAGTGGCAGTTTCAGGGAGTGAGCATATCGCGCACGTACCGTTTTGTGAGTGGAATATTTCGGCATACTCTTGACGAGTAATGCCAAAACGCCGTTCACGTTCTCTGTCACTTAAGACATCACGGTTTTGTTCACGATACAATGCCTGATACGCACGAATTGCCTCGACCTTTTGAGGGTTTTGGCGAGACTTAGCATGAGAACGTCGGCTATTTTCCCTGACTTTTTCAGGATTATTTTTCCGATATTCTGCCGCTCTAAGTCGATTTTTTTCGCGCGTATCAATTGACATTGATTATCACTTACGAAGTTGGGAACGAACCGTAGATACTTCTCCAATTATAATAGCCAAAAGAGTAGCGTTCATAACCCTTTACGAGCAAGTTATCAGTAACAAAATCGACTTGCATGTCGGTTTCGAACTTAACACGCTCCATGTACGCCAAACCATCAATGTTGGTCAGGAGGAACCAAGCATACGAAGAAGTCAAGAAGTCGTTGACCATATAGCCTTCGCTAAGCCCACCAGCCGTCATCATGATCGCGTTGACATCATTATCTGCAGTACCCGGACGCAATTCAGTCTTCGTAAGACGAATAGCAACTGGTTCAAGCTGTGCAGGAACGATGAGTTTACGCGCACGGGCAAACACCTTCAAAGCGGCCTGATCGCGGAAGTTCGTACGAACAGCAATCATGCTGTTGAGCAACGAGGCTTCGTTAAGGTCAAGCTGAGTGGTAGGGGTGTTAGCAACCGTCGAACCGTCAATAGGATGCGCCGTCGAGCAAAGTGCTACGCCGTCACCGCCAACTGCCGAGTTGTAGGTCGTTGCCGTGTTGAGAATGTTCGCGCCATAGATTTCTTTGGTCTGCTGGAAAGATTCCACGAGGCCAAGGTTCGATGGCATGAACTGGGTCTTGTACAGGTTGTCGTCAATTGCCTTACGGGTAATCGCGTACCCAAGAGCAATTTCGGTGTGTTCCTGATTGTAGACAAAACGCTCACCAGCATTCGAATCAAATGCAGTCTGACCACCTTCGGTCTTCAACTGCGCAAGGCCGAGGTAACGCATTTCAGCGGTACGTTCGAGAGCCATTTTCGAATCATGCTTCGTGAAGATTTTGTCGTACTGAGATGAGATCATCTCGTACTTGCCTTCTACGCCCCGAAGTCCGGGAAGGAGAAGGTCTTTAATCTGACTAAGATTGACAGCCATTTACCTTACTCCTCAGCTAATGCCAGTTACCGCGCCATTGCTACGCAGAATTTCGTTGTTGAAGCCAACGATCACGTTGCAATATTGCGTGGTTGGGTCGCCGCCGTTACCAGCGGAGTTTTGATAGTCAATGATTTGGAATGGATAGGTTGCCGTGCTACCAACAGCCGACAGATATGCACCCGAACGACCGGTGTTGGAGTTGCCCGTACCAATGGTGAATTGAGCAAGCTGACCAATAACCCCCGAACCCATCGCGCTTGTAGTCCCGGTCATTGGGAATGCAGTCGTGCTGGTCTGGACGATGAAGCGAGCATTCGGATCATCAATAACGTAGGCTTCTACGTCGCCCGAAGCATCCGAACCCGGCCAATAGTTGGACCAGATCGTGCGCTTCTGCGAAACAGAAGTGTACTTGCAGCCGACAAAAATGCCAGCAACAGGGGGGGTGCCAGCAGCAGCTTGCTGGATGTAACCGTTAACGGGGCTAACGAAGCTAACTGGGTCGCCAGTATAGATCGCGGTGCCGTTGCTCGACGCAATACGACGGGTGGACTGTGCGAACGTTGGAGCGCCGCCAGCACCACCCTGATACTGCGTGAAGCCAAAATACGCTTGCGTATTAGCCATTGCAGAAGTTCCTGAGTGATGAGGTTGCTATGCGCCAAGCACTGCCAACCCGTACAATTTAACCCGCCTCCCACAGGGCAAGTTTTGAAGCGTCCTTATTCCTTAGGAATAGGCATCGCTTCGTAAGATTTTCTTACCGTAGGCCGAACACGAGAATCTTCGCGTGTCATTGTGCCGTCCGGTGTAGAACCAAGCTGTGCTTCTTTAGAGCGAACTTGGTTTCTAGCACGACGCAATTCTATATCTTTTGCTTCGTCTGTCAACTCTTTAGGTCGTTCCATTAAAATCATACCGTCGCGTTCAATAACGGCATAGTTTCCAGTGGGCATTAACGCTGCGTGACGTGCATCACGAGTTGCTGGAACTGGCGTCCAACCACCATCTGCAAGGCGGATTTGGTAAGCAGGGTCTTCCTGATTGTAAATAGTTTTACGTTTCCACTCATACGTCCAGCCCTCTGGAACAATGCTGGTGTCAATTGCAAAACGATCAGTACTATCGAGGTCTAGGCCAGAACGATGCGCACGGATTTCTGCTGCACGCTTTTTAGCGCGTTCAGCCGGGCTTTCGTCACGGATATCACCACGAACATCGGGGCGAGGTGGTGCTTTAGGCGCAGACTTAGGGGTAAGCTTAGTGAGTTCAGACATATGTATCTCCTATTACTGTAACTTGCCTTCTTTACGAAGGGACACCATGTTCTTGGCGTAATCTTCGGGCGTCATGCCCATCATAGCTGCCATCTCCCGCATTTCTGCGGAAAGTCGGACAACCTGCGATTTGCTTGGGGTTCCAGCCGCCGTGCGCGTCGTTGGTGCTGCTGGTACGGATGTGCGTTTCTGAGTTGGCGCGGCTGCTGCTGACAAAGCAACATCTTCACCATCATCAACCTGAGGTTGCGCTTTACGGAACCCAAGCTGGCCTTCAATGGCGTCGAAGTACGAATCCGAATCAACAATATGACCATCGGCCATAGCGATGTTGTGTGCGCCAACCATTTTTTGATACATGCGCTGATCCGTGATGCACTGAGGGTGCGCCCGAATCCATGCAGCCGACCGTGGTGAAAGCGTAGATGCTACACGTTCTACAGGGTCATTCGTCGATGGCTGTTGTGGCTGTGGGTTAGCTAGTTTCTCTTCAAGAGAAGCTTTCCCATTCTGCAACTGCAATAGTTTTGCCGCATTAAGCGACATTGTTTCTTGCACCTGCGCAGCGGCATCATAATCGCCCGCCGTCATGGCTTCTTTAAAGTTAGCCTTTAGGTAATCCGATTCGCGCTTTAACTTATCAATAGCGCCCGTAATAAGCTGAAGGTTGCTATCCTGAACATCGGCAGCCGCCTTGGTGGCCGTCTGGGTTGCTTGGTGAGCGCGGGTTTCCGCCTCTAGCCGAAGCTTCTTTTCCTGCTCAAGACGAGCCTTCAGTTCCGCAATGCCATCTTCTGGCGTCTGCGAATCATTATCCGCTACTTTTGTTTCCGGTTTGTTCTCTTCGGCAGCGTCATCCAAGATTAGGATTTCGTCTTCTGTCTTTTCCGCATCCATTAAATTATTCCTTACCAAACTGCATCAGGGGCCGGAATGCGGCCACGAATATCAATGTCACGCAAAACACGGCAATTAACGCCATGCACATTCATAGACCAGCCATCCGAAGGCCGGTAAACGACCCAATCGCCAATGTTGACTTCAACGCCCTTAAACCAGTCTTGCTCTTCATCAATAAAAGCCAATGGGCCTTTCTTCACAACGAGACCTACTTTTCCTTGATAACGATCTTCATCAACGTACTTATCCGTTAAATGAATGCCGCTTTTTGTCTTATTTGGGCGAACATATGTCGCAATAAGAACATGAGTGTTAAAGATTTCAATGCCACTAATGTCACCAAGTTCGCTAAGAATAGTGTCTTTGGGGTCAACATCGTGATGCATGCGCGTATACGGCATGTTTATCCTCTTTCGCCTGATTGAATGATACGATCTGCTTCG